TTCACGAAAACAAAAATTTGATGAACTAATATCACAAATGGAAGTAGGCGATTCTGTATTACTTACATCATATACTGATATAGAACAGATCAGACAAGCGGCTCATAGGCAAAGCAAAAAAGTGTCTTCAAGGATAGCCCAAGGCGAACATGGTCATAGAGTTTGGAGGATAAAATGAGTGATGTGTTTGAATATGATGATCAATCTTCTTACGAGAGTAACTTCAACACTTGGTATTCAATGAATTCAAAAGAAAGAATAGCCAATAACGAAGAAGCTTATTCTCGTACTGTTGCTGAAAGAGTTTTTAGTGAACAGTATGGTAGAAAGTCAATCAAAGAAACCATTAGTAATTTATTAAAATAAAAATTGGCAGGCTGGTAAAAAAAATATTTACCAGTTATAGGAAAATCAATATGGAACAACAAGAAAGTTGGATGCACAAGATTCGTGATCTTGCTCCTGATATAGAAGATAAAGAGTATCAAGTTTATAAATGCGAAGCTGAAGTAAAAAAATTACAAGCACAGTTAAAGCTAGAAGCATTGGGTGAGGGAATAAAAACAACATCCGCACAGGAAACTTACGCAGAGGCTTCAGAAGAGTTATATAAAGCTAGGCTAGAAGTTGGAGTGGCAAAGGGTGGATTGTCTGCTCTAAAGGTAAACCTAAAAGGATTAGAGATAGGTTTTGAGGAGTGGAGAACCAAACAAGTCTCGGCTAGAAAAGAAAGGGATAGATATGGAGCATGAAAGGAAGAAACCCTACTGCTGAAGAGAAAAGGCACATGGATAAAGTTAGTCAAATAGGATGTATTGTCTGTAGAAATCAAGGCAACCTATTTGTACCAAGTGAGATACATCACATAGAAGGCAAGACCAAAGAGAACGCACACTTTAAGGTTTTGCCTTTGTGCTTTCAGCATCACCGAGAAGGAACAATGAATGGCTTATGGGTGAGTAGGCATCCTTGGAAGAAAGAGTTTGAGAAGCGATACGGAACAGAGCAAGAACTATTAGATCAGGTAAACGAAATACTAAATGAGACTTAAATCAATTACATTTGACAGTACAGATGAACAATTCGTAATTGAGACAACCGAAGTGAAAGCAAAGTCTTTTACAGGTGTAGAGAGAAGGTTTAAGAATCAAGATGTTGTAGCAATGGTGAAGTTAGATGATGAAAGATTTTTGGTATTTTTTGAAAAATAACAGCAGCGTGGGATCGAGGTTAATAAATATTTACCAGTCATAGGAATTTACTGTGCAAATTGATCTGCCTTTAGAAGTTTACTACTCCAAAAAAAAGAAGTTTATATTGAATCTGAATAACTATCGCAATGCACATTACCGAGTGTTGTCTGCTTCTAAGAGACTTTACTCAGAACAATTAGTAGAAAGGATTAAAGATTACCCAAGGTTTACCGAGCCTGTGAAGTTGGTATTTACCTATTACGCTAGAAGTAATAGAAGATTAGATATAAGTAATCCCTGTTCAATCATAGACAAGTTTACTTGTGATGCTTTGGTGAAGGCAGAGATCATAGAAGATGATAGCTTTGAACAAATCAAAGAAGTGGTTTATAAATTTGGTGGGGTGGATAAAGATAATCCGAGGTGTATTTTGGAGCTATTTCCTAGCTCAAAGAAAAATATTTAACTGGTTAATAGAAATCTGGAGGAAAAATGGGATTGGTAGAAAAACTGGAAGATGATTTAAAAGAAAGAAAGGAGGCTTGGTGGGAGTGGCACAAAGAGAATCCTGTCGTATGGAAGAAGTTTGAGCAATACACTTTAGAGGCAATTGCCACAGGTAGAAAGCATTACTCTCATTGGGCGATCATAAATCGTATTAGGTGGCATAGCGAGATAGAAACCAATGGAGGAGAGTTCAAGATAAGTAATGACTATATAGGCTTCTATGCTCGTTTATTTCATGCTCGTTACCCTGAACATAAAGACTTCTTTAGGCTCAAACAATTAAAAGAGGAGAAGCTTATAGACGAATTAAAGGTTGAGGTTTATAACAGGAATACTAGCTTTCTTTCTTAGTTCAGGCACGAAGGCTAGTCTTCTATCCCTTTCTAGTTCCATTTCCCTAAGTTTATCTGACTTGGCAATCACAGACATATTCTCGTTTCTAAGTAGTCTATCCCTTCTCTTTCTCCAATTATCCAAGTATCTTTCTAAGGCTCTTACCTGACCCTTGACCCCTACAACACCTTTCATATTGCTTCTATAAGCTGATAGTTCATCAAAGCGTTTTTGTTTTTTGAGAGCGTTCATAGTATTAACCGCTTTATCTACCTCACTTCTGAGTTCGTAGAATTGCTGTTGCAATCCTCCAGCCTTATCTGTATCCATGATAAGTCTATTAACTACTGGTAGTTGTCTTGCAAGATCAACATTGGAAGGAAGCAAAGGTTCGCCTGTAACAGAACGTGCTATAGAATCTGTAGCTGACAATACATAACCGCCTAGAGTTCCTGTGTATCCTCTAATAACGTGCTCTATCTTGGCTGGTGATATGTTAAATGCTTCTCCAATAGCTTTTGCTACTGTGTTTGTGCTTTCTCTTGCCTGATATCCAGCCTCACGTTTTAGTTGATAATAAGGCACTATCTCTTGACCTGTGAATGTATTCCTGTTGTTTATAGCTTCTGATATAGGTTTGAGTATTTGTAATCCAGCACTAGGCTGAGTGAAAGGCACGTTTAAAGAAGTTTCAAGTTGTCTTCCAGTAGAAATTAGAAACTCATCAAAAGATTTTTGAGTGAAGGCATCATCACCTAAAGTTAAATCAAATACTCTTTCAGGTATGGCTTTGAATAACATACCGACTTCAAATGGGATTGGTATCTTAATTGCATAGTCAAATGGTGTGGGTACAACCCAATTATCATCTCTCACTTCTCGTTTGAGATTTTTGTACTCGTCTGTTTCATGCACCATTAAATAGTAAAGGAGTGTGAGTGATGTTAGTAAAGATGCGTTGAGAGCAACCTTTCTTAATATTCTAGCCTTTCGGTCTGCTAAAGTTTCGCCTTCTTGGAGCTTTTCAACAGCAGAATATTTACCAGTAAATGATCTATATAAAACATCAAGTCCTTGAATCCTTGCATTCAAGAAAGGTATCGCTGATGTGATAACCCTGAACATTGGGTCAAGTCCTCTTCTGCCGAAGTTAATTATTTCTAACGACTGGTAGGCTGCTTCTGATTGAGCCTGTGCTTCTGTATAGCCCTCTGCCTTGAGTTTGTTATAAACCGCTTCATATACAGCAAGCCTTGTTGCTCCGTCTGATTTTGTTGTTAGTTCACCTAGACCATCCCAAAGTTTAAAGAAGGCATCTTTAGCTGTCATACCATTATCAGGTGTTAGTCCTTGCCTTCTCATTGTACGATTTATAAATTGTTTTACTTCACCTTCATCATTGGCAAAATCATAACCACCTATAACACCAAATTGTTCTATCTGTTCCATGTCTCTAAACATATTTTTTACAGAATCAACAACAGGTGTAAAATCAGCACCACTTGTCACAGCAGATGACAATGTATCTCTGAGTATGTTTACTACTACAAATCCAGGGTCACGAGTAACTGTATCTCTAAGTAAACCTGCTGGCATAGCCAACATTTTTTGTATTGGTCCAACTCCTACACCGCCTATACCTTGCACACCTTCTACAATATTTTGATCAACTAAATAATGTCTTTTTATTCCTTCTTCAAAAACAAATATTGAATTTAGTTTTCCAGCATCTGCTGCTGATATTTCTTGTGCTTCACCTATTGTTTCTAAATCTCTAACTAATTTAGCTAGTCCATCATTTTTTAATGAAGCTGTAAGTATAGACAATGAGTTTCTAGATATAGCCTCTAATGGGTTTACATCTAAAGGATTTTCAGAACCCTCTAAGGATATGCTTAATGGATTATTAGGCAATGAACCACCCGCAACTACAGGAGCAGTAATACCAGAATCATCTATCATATTTCTGTAGAAAGGATAATAACTAGAATGTTCTTTCCAAAGTTCTGCTTGACCTCTAGTATCAATACCAAACTGTTGCCCTATACTTCTAATCTGATCAACACTTCTACCACCAGCTTGATCTGATAAAGTTTGCATAGTTTGTAGTGTTTGATTATCTATGTTTATTTTGCCGTCTTCACGAAGCTGAATTAACTCTTGTATGATTTCATTATTAGATTTATATCTGCTCAATAAACCTTTACGAACAGCAAACTCTATTAATTCATTGTTCCATTTTTGATAGTTATCAAATACAGTTTTCACATCTGTGTAGTTATTTTCTATTTTTTCTATCAATGCTATATCTGCATCTGTTATTGGAGAAGCTATTTCTCTGCCTTGTTCATTCAAGTTAGCTTGTCTTTTTAAGGAAGCATAAAGTTTGAATATTCTTTCTTGATCTAGTTCAGGCTTAGAATATAAAGGTGCAAGTATTTGTATTAGTCCGCCTTCTTTTGTTTTTACAACTCTAGCTAACGCATCTTGTCCTTCTACTTGATCAGATATATTTCCTTTAGTAAGCATACCTTGAAATAAACCTCTAGCACGATCTGCCATACGCAATGCAGCTATGGTAGCTGTATCGGCTGTATTATTGGCATCTCTTACAGCTTCATTATCTTCAATAGCTTGTGTAATTTTTTTATCAATCTTATCTAATTTATCAATAAAATTTTGTCTAAAATTACCAAAAGTATTTCTAATAGAAGTAATAGGGTCTTTTGCAACTTCTATTAATCTAGCCCCAAAAGATTTTTGTGGAGTAGGTTGAGCACCACCTATCCTTTTTTCTGCTTCTTGTATATCTTGATCAACACCATCTAAAGAAGGGGCTGACCAACGAGGTATGTCTTGTGGTGCTTGTAATGAAGGGTCTTTATTAAACGTCATAGCAGCGTCTATAGCTACGTCTGACGCATTTGTATTGTAATAAGGTATTCCCCCCCTAGGTGTCTTTTTAGCAAGCTCCTCTGCCTCTCTAACGGCTTCTTGTAATCTTGTTTTTTCTGAAGTGTTTGCTTCACCTTGGAATCTAGTTCCTTCTTGGAAGATGATTCTGCTGTCTATATCCTGATCTGGTGATAGTTGTTTTTCTAAATTTTCTATTTGATTTTCTATATCTTTAATTTGCCTAACCATTCTTGCAGCATTATCGTTGCTCATGGTATTCATTTCCTGACTATAGACACGATTTAAGCTAAACAATGTACTGTTAAGATCATCTATCTGTCTTTGTATTTCTATAGCTTGTTCAGGTGGTAAAGTAACTTGTGCTTCTATATCTGGATCAGGTCCAAATGCCATATCATCATTAGGATTAAATGCTGGATATTCATTAAGAGCATTATTAGTTTGAGATAAGTATTGCTCTCCTCCTTTTAAGAAAGCAGATAAAGCAGTATTTTGTTTTGCTGATATACCTAATACACTTCTAATGGCATTAACAAACTTAGTCCAAAGAGTATCTTTTGATTTAGGTTTAAATGGTATGCTTTCTAATAATTCTTGAAACTCTCTGTTAGTAAATCCAAAAGAAAGCATTTCTGTAATACCTCTTCCGTCTTGACCTAACATATAACGCAATAGATGATTTTCGTATGACTTGTTTTCAGCAGCTCTTATAACTTGTTTAGTAAAACTATCTCTTGTTCTAGAGGTAAAACCATCTTCAACGGCTTGTCTATATTCTCTAATCTCTTTTCTAATGTGAGTTATAGTTTTATTTCTTACATTTTCTAGATCAGCATATGCTTTTGTAAGTTGTGAATCTTTTATTAGTCCAGCCTGTGTAGCCCTAATAGATGATACTGTAGCTGCATGAATAGCTTCATGTAATATAGTTTCATAATTAAGACCATTGATAGCATATTTTCTTTCTGTGCGAGAGCCTTGCATATCATTCAAGGCAATGGTGACATCCTTTAATATTTTTCCTCTCGGACCTTCTTTAGCTCTATGATATCCACCCGTGCGATCTGAAAATCCAGCTATATAATCTGGATTACGAACACCGCCTTTTGTTTTAAAATCTACTATTGAAAGTCTAAAGTCGTAACCAACTCTTTTTAATTTTCTTAATTGACCTAATACTTTTTTAGTTACCAGTTCATAGTCTTTACTAGGTGAATTTTTAGACAACCATTCCATAGCACCTATAAGATTCTTACCTTCTATACCATTTTTAATTTTTTGCCTTTCTATCATGGCATCAGCAAAAGAAAGTTTAGAAGAATCATATAATGTACCTGACGTAGGTGCAGGTGTAGCACCTGTTGGAGGTGTTCCTGTTGGAGTAGGTGTCTTAGGTGGGATTATTCTAATTCTATTAATTTGAGCTAGTTCTTGTGTAGTAACTATAGGCTCATCACCTAATACTCTTTCACGACCAACTAAAGCTTCTGTAGTTAGTCTTTGACTTTCGGCTGCTAGATTAGCTAAATCTTCTGGTAATAAATCTATTTCTTCACCAGTATCTAGTTCTCTAGTAGTCCGTATTTCACCTCTTTCTCTACGACCTACATTGCCTTGATCTATTTCTTTAAATACTTCTGTAACATTAGCAAATCCTGATATACGCATTGCATCACCCATGCCCTTAAAGAAATCAACTATCTTCTGAAATATGTTTCTTGTTTTAGGGGCTACTGTAGGTATGTCTTGTCTTGCTCTATATAACTCAGCTATGGCTTCTTCTACTATATACTCTTCTGTTTGAGCTTCATTTAAGTTTCTGCTTCTAGCAACTGGCTCATTTATATTTTTACTTCTTTGATAAAAAGTAATATTGCCAGCATTTTCATCAAATGCTTTTGGTACTTTCTTAGTTTTGACTACATTGCGTAAGTATTTGTATTCTTTTTCATTAATTAAATCTTTAGCTCTAAGTGCATGGATAACTTCGTGATCCATTATTCTATTTAATCTCTGTTGTATTTCTACATCTGTTGCATTACCTTCAGGATTTACTCTATTTAAAGATAAAAATATTATGTCTGATTGTTTATCATACTCACCCTCTATGCCTCTTTTTTTGACTTCTCTAGGGTCATATACAATTTCATTATCAACTGCTTGTCTTAGTGTGCTAGCTGATAACAGTTCATCACTAACAATAACTCCAGTTTCTTTAAGACCTCTTTCGTTAAGAATTCTTTTAGCTTCTTGAGCAAATTTATTTTTTCTTCCTTGCTCCATAGCCTCTGCATAATTTATAAGCTTTGGCTCAATATCTTGTGGAGGTAATATTTTCTCTTGTCTAGCAGCTTCTTTTTCTACTAACTGGTCAATAATTTCTGGAGCTAATTTACCTTCTACTTCTAATGATGCTCTGAACTCTTCTGGTGTTTGATTAAATCCTTCTGCTCTACGAGCTATATCAAACTCAAAGTTTTCTTTTATTACTCTACCTGAAGTAGAAGGGCTTGTTCCTGTGCCAGTAAATTCACTTCTGCCACTAACCATTAAATCATTTAAAAAGGTATCTACTTGTTCTAATAAAATACCATCATTTTCTTCAAATTTTTCTTGATAATTACGAGGAGTTTTGCCTTCAAATCTATCTCTTAAAAATGTTTCTACTTCGTTTGCAGTAAATTCACTTTTACCAACACTTGCTACAAAATCTGCAATGTCTTGAGCTGTATATTCTCTAGGTCTAAAATCAGGAAATAAAGTTTTATTATTAAATTTTGGCATTGCATGAACTCTTGCTAAAAAAAGTTCCTTCTGTGCTTTACTTAAATTATTAAAGTTTGTTCTACTGCCTGTATAAACTTCTATTGCTTTAGTAAAAGTAGCTGTATCTAACCCTCCTAAAGACATATCTATATTTTTTGACGCTAAAAGATCATTTACATACTTTTGTGAAGTATCTAACTTACCTTCTGTTCTTATAGATGGCATACCATTTTTTTCTGACTCTTTAAATATAGCCTCAGCTAAAGACGTATTGAGATCATCGAAATCTTTTTTACTCATCAAAAGTTTAGCTTGTGACATAGAAAAGGTTCTGCCCTTGTTGTCTTCTAAAAATGTTTTTCTATTAGATATTTTTGGTGAGTGTTGCAACAAGGTTTCTGGAGTAATAGTCGTAGCTTCAGGGTCTAATAAAGACTGTCCTATCTCAAATGCAGCAGCACTATTGATATTACCTTGTGCATATAAAGCATTATCTAGTTCAGCTTTTAGTTTGACATTATTAGCTTCTGTTTTAAATTTATCTACTGTTTTAATCGCTTCAGTTTCAGATGGTGATAAACCTACTATAGGATTATCAATCTGATCTAAATTTAAAATAGCAAAAGAGCCGTCAGGGTTTTGAACATAATCAAACCTTGGGGTATCTAATATTGTTGGAGGAGGGGGAATGTTTGGAATAACTACTGGAGGGAGGTCTTCTGCTTGTTGCAGAGTACCTTGTTTAATGCCTTGTTCTACTTTCTTAGTTTCTAATAAATTTCTTTTGTTTAGTGTTTCTCGTCTTGCCTTTTCAGCAGCATATTCTGCTTTTACACCTTTCTTGTCACCCATGCTTTTAACAACAAGATTAGCTGTACCACCAATAATACCGCCTATTGTAAACTCATCAAATACGCTTTCGCCTATTGGTAGTTCATCACTATATAAACCACGAGCAGTAAGGTCTTGTGCCAAGCTAGCAAAGACTTCTTGACCACCTTCTTGTAAAGCACCAGAACCAAATCGTTTAAGTGCTGTTTCTATTTGTTGTCTCGTGGTTGGGTTTCTTACGGCACTCTTAGGTACTTTTTTTAAAAAACTAGCTACTGGTAATATTTCTGTTAGACCTATTGCACCACCTAATAATGTTGCACCTGTTTCAGTTAGTGCACCTACATCTTCACCCATCTCTCTAGCTATATTTATACGATCAGATTGTGCAGCCATACCTGTTGGTATAGCTAAAGCTGCTGGTATTCCATATGCACCAGTTCTAGCACCTACAGCACCAGCTTTTGCTAATGCTCTACCTGCTAATCCAGCTCCAAGAAATGGACCAAAAGAACCTACACCTTCACCTAGTTTTGTTACAAACGTATCAGCATATCTAGGATCAGCAGCTAGTATAGAATCTTCTCGTAAAGATTTTTCTAGACCACGCAAACCTTTTAGAGTTTCGCTATCATCACCTATATCAAAAAGAGAAACAATACCAGTTGGTACATCTAAAGCTAAACTAGCAGCACCTCTAGGTATAGCCTTAACAAACTCAGCAGCTTGTCCTGCTACAGTTGTTTCGTCTAAGTCTTCTCCGTATTTACCTTTTATGGCTGCAACAAAACGACTCCTTCTAGATGGGTCTGTCGGAATATTATAAACAATTCCGTCAGGTGCTTTGTATGTGCTCATTAACTAGCTTCTTGTTGTTTTAATATATCGTCTTGTAAAGTACCACCTCTTCTCTTAGCTAATGCTTGGTAAAGAGACATTAAATAATTTTGTATAACAGGGTCTTCCATATTTAAAGCTCCTGTTTCAAAACCTTCATTAATTAATTGTATTTCGCCTTGTATTTCATTAAAGCTTAAAGCTTTAGTATCCGCTCTAAGTTTTGCCATTTGTGCTTCTTTAAATTCACGTTCTATTTTTCTGTTTGCGGATGTTTGTGCAAAATCTGATAAACCTTTACCAAATTCACTCATATCTCTAGCACCCATAATAAGACCACCTAATCCTACAAGATCATAATCTATACCTTTTTTTGGTCTTTCTGCTGCTAATAAAGTTCCTAAATCTTGTAAATCTTCTTTAGTTTCAGGTGCATCTTCACCACCTAATCCTGATAATACATAAGCACCAGCAGTAGGATAACCTATAGTTTTAAGAGTTTTCTTAGGATCAAACACTCTACCACCAGCTTTAATAGGTAAATTTTTAGAGCCCATAGGCACTAAAGTATCTTTACCTATATTTACTAATTGTTTGTTATCTGTAGTTTTTACACCTAAACTTTTCTTTTGTTGATCTACAGCTCTTTTTCTAGCTTCTTCATAAGCTTGTTTACGAGTTGCAGCTATCTCCTTTCTAGAAACACCAGGTTTTGTAAATAGACTTTGTAAACCTCTAATAGCTTTATCTTTTACTCCTTTACCTGTAACAGCTCCTGTTAAAGTTCTACCTAAACCAACTGCTCCTCTACCAAGAGCACCTGCTATACCAAATCCAGGTATTAACAACGAAGCATCTAATAATGCTGTACCATAATTAAAATCACCTTCTTCATCATAATATCTATCACCAGCAAATTCTCTAACGTCATCTAAAAAAGGTGTTTCAAAACTACGATTTATACTCGCTCTTGCTCTGCCTCCTTGTGCATAACTAGTTAAACCGCCATTAGCCATCATCATAGGTTGTTGCATAGGAGCAGAGGCAGGTACGCTCATAGATTCTGAAGAGAAAACATCAGTTGGAGCTGACTCAGAAGGCATACCTGCTTGCAAACTCATAGGTTGAACAAACTCACCAACAACTTCTTCTGCTACTGTAGTAGTAGGTTGGGGTCTAGCTGCTGCATAAGCTTTTTCATTAGCAGTCCTACGTTGTATTTCTGACAAAACCAAGTATTGAGGATATCTACTACTAGGGTCTTGTGATAATTGTGCCAATTGATCTTTAGGCACATATTCTAATTCTGTGGCTAATTCTACTAAATTCATTAACTTAATCCTCTATATAAACCTAGACCTGATAAACCTGCACCAACGGCTGTTTGAAATAATCCAGGTTGTTGTTGAAACGTACTTATTCTTTGTTGAGGTTGAACAGGTACACCTCTTAAAAGATTACTTAAAAATCCTAACTGACCTTGTGCAAAGTCTCTTTGTCTTTGGAAATCTTCATAACCTAAATCAAAACTAGCTTGTTGCAATGCTCTTTGTTGTTCACCTATACCTTGTAACGCTGCTATTCTAGATATAGCATCTCTGCTAATAGTCTCACCTGAACCCATTAATCCTTGTGCAGCAGCTAAGTTATAACGATTAGACAGATCAAAAGCACTTTGCGTCAGTTTCTCTTGTTGTTGTCTAGATGCATCCTCAAGTTGCTGTGCACTCAAACCAAATTTTGCTGCTGCTTGTCTAGATGCCTCTGTTTGTTGATCAGCAGTTAATCCTAATTTAGCAGCTTCAGCTTTAGCTTGTTCACCAGCCTGTAAAGCAGCTTGCATTAATTTTTCTTGTGTTTGTTGTGCTCCTTCACCAGCTTGAAATTGTTGTAAACCGAACTGTGCTGCACCTAATCCTGCAGCTCTTTCAGCAGCTAAAGCTGAAACAGCAGCATCATATGCTCTTTGTCCACCAGTCATTTGTATATCATCTAATCTTTGATCAAGATTACGTTCACGCTCTGCTTGTTGTATGGCTTCCCTATATCCACCTAGACCGCCTTGAGCTGTAGCTGCATCAGCTATATCTTTACCAGCTATATTAGATGTTCTAATAGCTTCTCTTTTAGCTATATCTGTTACACCTTGTTGATAAGGTGACATAAACCTTTGTATGTTGTCTTCAAAACCTAAAGTTTTAAATGGACCACCAACATCTCCAGCAACATATTGTGATTGTCTAACATCAGGTCTATAAGTGCTTGCTATTTGTCTACCTTGATAATTAGGATCAAATGCTCCTGCTGTATATTGAGAAGTTAAAGGTGAAGTTTGTCCATATCGTGCTGCTGCATCTGTAAATTGTTGTGGTGTACCAGAAGTTGCAAAACCTCTAGTCATTGCTTGACTAGTTAATTCATCAGGCGAAAAATAAGCTAGTCTTTGACCGCCATATGGAGTGTATCCTTGTAATGATTCAGCCTCACCACGTTGCAATAGTCGCTTAAAATACGGCTCAACGTATTCAGGTAAGTCTGTACTGTAAACAGTTTGTTCTGTTGGTGCAGAACTTCCGCCACCTTTATATTTTCTCATTTATCATCCTCAAAAATGTATTCATAAAATGTTGCAGGTTTTTTCCAACCCTTTTTATTTTTAACCCAATTCCATTGACCATGACGACCCATACCTTCTATACCCTCACAGCCATTAGCTTTTGCAAATTTAGTCATTATGTCTATACCATGCTCAACCCAATCTTGCATATTTTTTCCAGAAGTATGTTCTAGATTTAACATTTTTTTACCTGTTGGATATATATTAAATAAAGTAATTTGTACTCCATTAATTTTTAAATTACCTGTATCAAATATAATCCAAAGCTGTGTTTGATTATTAATCAAATCATAAAATATATCTTCTACTCTTGTTCTGCCATCTGATCTTTTGGCTGACTTTTTTAAATATTCTTCTACTTGATTCCAAACTAAAGATATTTGTTCAGAGGGTATTAAAGAAAATTCATATATTCCAGAAGCTTCTTGATTTACTGCTGGCTCATTCATGCAGGTAATAGTCCTCCAGCATTAGCTAATCTAGGTGCTTGTTCAGTAGTACCTGTTTTTTCTTTACGAACTCTATCCATCATGGCATAAAGTTCTTTAGAACCAGCATCAGAACTTCCATCTCCTAACATAGACACTACATCAGCAGGAACAATAAACTCGTCTTGTGATACAGCTATTCTTTCTTTATTGCCTATCATGCCACGTAGATCATCATCCATACCACCTTCGCCATCTCCTCTTATCAAACCTTCAGTTTGTGCATTAGGCACTATAGATTGCAATACTGATTCTCTTAATGTCATAAAGGCATCACTTCCATATTTTGCAATAAAATCGCTTAATACTTGTTCATTATCTGTTTCACCAAGAATAAACATAGTAACTTCTTTTACTAAAGGATCATTCTGCATATTAGTCATACCGCCTTCTTCAAACTTATCAGTTTTAGCAGCTATTTTTTCTACACCTTCTCTACCTTTTTCACCAGAGTCATACATAGCTTTTAAACCCTCTGGTAATTTATCTACTTGAACATTGGTATCACCGCCAGTATTACGACCTAATTGAGAAAAATCTAACATTCCTAACTCTTCAAGAGAAAATGGAGATGTAGGTGCTATAGGCATCTGTGGCATAACTTGTTCAGGCATAGGTGTTCCCATACCCATAGGTAATCCTAAATCCATACCTGTCATACCAAAAGCATTACCAGAAGGCATATTTGAGTATTCAATAGCAGGGGCTGGAATTAATTGAGGTATATTTACTGTATCATCTTGATAATCTTCAAAAGCATCCATCAAGTCAGCTTCATAAGCTGCCCTCTTTTTTGCACCAGCAGCTTTACCGCCTTTAGGAGGTGTTGGATTAGTTTTCATATACTCTGCTCTAAAATCATCTATATCTAAAAATGGTAAATTAGGCATTCCAGGTACTCCACCGATAGGAGTAATATCAGGAAGTGTAGGTACTGGTATTTCAGGCATTGGTTGTATTGGCATAGGCATTGGAGTATTAGTAAATTCTAATCCTGCTGGAGCTTGACCTGTGTAAGCTGCATATGGGTCTATAGATACTTGTGGTGCTATAGATGCTTGTCTGCCTCCAAAACCACCCTTAGAGCCTGTATATGTATCTACACCTACTGGAGGTGCACCTGCTCGTAAACCAGACGCAGGAGCTGATATTGTAGCTGGATTAAAATACATAGTTTCTGGAGAAAATCCTGCCATAAAATCTGGATTAACTTGATAAGCCTGTTTAGCTGGTGCAAATATCTGAGGTAAGTCACCTGTTGTTATATCATCATCAGTTTCTCCACCTCTTCTAAAATTTGTAGCTCCACCATCTGCTGAGTAAAGAATAGGTTCAGGAGTAGTTCTATACATTTCTTCTCTACGTCTTCTATACTCCGCTTCAGTTTCACCCACCATTCTTTCAAAAGCTTCTTGTGATTCCATTATTCCAGTACCACCCATACCTATACCTACTGGTATATATGACATAGGTTGTGTAAGTCCTGTTGCTAAGTTACCAAAACTTGTTCCTACAGTAGGATCAACTGATGCTCCTGCTGTTAATAAATCAGGAGCTGTTGCTGCTGTTGTATCTGATATAGCAGCAGGATTAAATACAGATTGTAAATTTTGAAAAGGTGTTTGTGTTGCAGCAATTTTTGCTGCTTCACCGCCAGCTTGTGTAGCTGCACTTTGTATAGCTTCTTGAGTTGCAGCTTCACCTAAAGTTCCTGCTGTAGTAGCAACATCAGTTGCTGCTTGCGAAGCTGCGGATGCACCTGCTGCACCTGCTGCACCTTGTAGTGCTGTTCCTATACCATATCCTGTTAAACCAGCTAACAATCCTTTTTTAAGATCACCTGTAGCTGCATATTGAGCAAGACCTGAACCTAATGCAGAAGCACCTAAAGTACCTAATGCTGTACCTCCTAATAAACTTCCTCCTATTAAAGAACCTGCAATAGGAGCTAAGAAAGGCAAGAAAGCCTCTGGCTGCCCTGTTTCAGGATTAACTGTTATAGGCATAGCTGACGCTAATCCTTTTACCTCTGCTGGATTAACGTGCAAAAGCATAGAGTCGCCATAACGACCTTGAGCTGCTACATTTTTAGTTTGTTGTTTAATATCCATTATCTTTCCTCTTTAGTTTCGCAACCGAACACATTAAAACTCATATCAACTGCACTTGTATAAACCTTTAATACATCTGTTTGATTCAGGGTAATGCCAATAACTATAGCAAAAGAATCATTTGCTGCTACTGACTTATCGTAAAATAAAAACTGTTTATCATCTGCACCTGCACCAGCAACGTGCACACTTAATCTAAATGTTATTGCTGATCCTGTTCTATTAGCTGCAACAATCGAACTAATTGTGGTCTGTGTCATATCTGGCACAGTATATAAGACTGTTGTGGTAGTGGCTGCTGGGTCTAGCTGACCTAAAACTTTTAAATCATCAGCCATGTTTAAGCCCCATTAATAAAAATTGATGTCGTTTAGAAGCTTTACTAGTTATTGTAGACTGCATTCTTTGTATATTTGTTATTCTAACATTTATATCTTCTATAGCTTGCTCAACAATTCTACGAGTTTGAGCTTCATCATTAGAATTGTATTCTAAATCAGCTACTGGTAATGCTATCGTTCTGATATCAGCCATTATCTTTTACCATCTGGTCTTATTTCTAATCTTAAATCACCTAATCTCCAGCCATAATCACTAGACGAATTAGATATACGCAAAGCTGCTTGTCTGCTTCTTGCTCTTGTATTTGCAAATGTAGAAGCTGGTGTTACATCTATAGTTTGTAAAGTAGATAAATCTTGTAAAGGAAAGTCTCTACCTTTAATAGTAAAAGTTACAGTATCACTTGTTGATTGTTGATCTCTAAATTCTATATCTGGTATTAACTTAGATATAAATGTATATCTTTCTCCGTCTGGTGCTAGATCAAAGTCACTAGATTCTATAAAAGCTGAAAAAGCATCTGTGTCATCTCCATGTCCTATTTCATGGCTATACACATAATTTAGGTTAGATGTACTGCTATTCTTGCTTGCTGCTAAAGGATTTTCATATATAGAAGCTTCATTCCATGCAGTTCTTACAAAATTATCTGCTGTAGTTCCTATAGACCATGTGTTTTCTAGATAATTAAATAATACATATTTATCTATTTCTATATTTGTACCTGATGGATAAAACCACATAACTTCATTAACGCTAGAATTAGAAGCTGCAAATACCTTATAGGCTTGATCTTGATTTAAATCTGATAATACATGATCTAATACAGTACATGGCAATCTTTGTGATGTTCCTGAATAAACATGAAACCCATCACGATCCATAAAATATACTCTACCATTTGCATTAGTTGCAGCATTTGGTGATATTAAACTTACACCCTCTGCAACTTCTGTAAAACTAAAAACAAAAGGTTCTCCAACAAAACGCATAGATACAATACCTGCATCTGTCCATATAAGTATTTCTTGTCTAGTTCTTAATGCTCCAACAATTGTAGAGCCTTGAGATAATTGCACACCACCAGCTTGATTTGTTGCGGTAGGTGTCCAATCAACTGCACTTTCTCTATCAGAAAATCTGACTAATAAAGGATCAATTGAAGAACTACCTATAGGATTGGCTCCAAATGCTATTACGTGCTTATCTACATCTGAAGTCATTACTTGCAAACAAGCTACAGGAACATCACTAGCACCTGATTCTGAAGATACAGCTACTGCTCTTGTAGTAAGCCCATCTGATTTATCCCAAAAATATAAAGCTCCAGCTCTAGGTGCAGCAATAGTATCATCACCAAAATTATCTATTGACCATAATCTAAGTTGATTAGTTAAAGATAAATCTCCTGCTGATCCCCATGTTCCAGCACCCCAAGTATTTATGCCCCAACCTGTGCCTCTTACATAAACATCTAGTCCTGAATTAATTTGATACGCACCATCTACTCCTGAACCTCCATTACCACTATCACTACTATTTGCTGTTACAGTTGCTCCTGTAGTATCTTTAGCTGTAATAGTATAAGTATTATCTCCAGTTACTAAATCTATTTGATATTCTTGATTAAGTACATCTGCTGTAATTAATCCACCTAAAGAAACTGCACCAGAAATGGTTACAAAATCTCCTGTTACTGCCCCATGACTAGAATCTGTTGCAGTTATTGTAGAAGAACCATCAGTTGCAGAAAATGTAATACCATTAGTTGTTGTTGCTCTAATAGGTGTTATATCGTAATAAACATCACCACTAAGATTGTATAGCTTTTGATGAGTGCCTAATATTACAAAACTATCTCCACTCGTTGCTTTATAAGGATACAATTTTCTACAAGTTCCTATAAAAGAATCTTTTGTAAATTTTGACCAACCGCCTATTCTTTCAGGTTTACCTTTACGAAATCTAACTTTGTCTGCATCAAACCACCCACCCTCATTAGAGTAGTTAGTTCCTTCTTTATTTATTCCAGGTTTGAAAACATACTTAGCTAAAGGCATATTAGACCTCAATCCATTCTTTGCCTTCAAAAAGAAGTGCTTCTGCTTCTCTTCGTCTAATTAAACCTTGCAATGTTTTTCCTCCAGCTTTGTTCCATCTTTTAATTTGTGTTGGTGTAGTGTGATAATCACCTGCATTAAGTAATTTTAATAATGTTGATTCACCAAGATTAGTTGGTCCTAAGTTATAAACCCAACATACTAAAGCATCAAACTGACATTGTTTTAAGGGAACTGTAACCATATCGTTTATATAACCTTCGTATTCAGGCATCTCTTCTTGTAATAAGTGTTCAGCCTCATCTTGATTTATTTTGTCACCTTCTTTGACTGATTTAGTATGCCCAAATCCAATTGTCCAAACACCTACGCTATCTTGATAAGCCTCTAATTCGCAACCTTCAAACTTTTTTATTAAAGCAATTCCCTCTTGTGAAATGTTCATATTACTCCCCTGTATTAGGTTTACTCGTAGTAACCTTCCTATAATAGACAACAACTTGTTTAAGTTCATTTATATATCTTTTTAACTCTTGCATATTGTAAGACATGAGTTCGTAATCAGGCACAGACATAGCAAAAAATACAACTTGTCCATGTTCTTTTTCTACTCTAGCTAAAAACTCATCTATATTTTTATCTGAAACAACATACCAATATGGCTCTTTTAAATCTATTTCTCTAGGCATAACAGGCTGTGCAATTTGCCTTTCTAATGCCTTTGTTGTTATCTGTACATTTTGTTTACTTGGAAACAGGCTGCAACTGGAGACCATCATCAAGATCGTCAATGCTGCGACTGTCTTCTTCAATACTGTCAAATACATTTTTAGTTCCTTTATTAACTCTAGGCTCTAGTAGAGATGGTTTAGCTGCTGCTAGTTTAGTCAAATCATGTCTTTTAAAAACATCTAAGTATCTAGCCATTTCAGCTTGTATAGCTTGATTTTTGCTTTGTATTTCTAATAAGCCTTCTGTTTGCAGTTTGAAATCATTTTGCAAAGATTCTATAGCAGCCTTTTGTTCTTGGTCTCTTAACTCAAATGCTTGATTAAGAGCAGACAATCTAGAGTTTTCACTCCAAAGAAAATATCCAATTATTGCCATAACTGCTATTACACCTATCAAAACTTTACTCATATTCTATGCCCATGTATAAACTTGTAGAGGTTTAGCTTTACCTTTTACCTCTATAGGTTTTAACGA